AATGTTACCAAAGAAAAATAATAATCTTATTGAATTTTTAAGTGATTGGATGGAAATTAAGAACTATGATTTTAGAGGAGATGCGGGTTTGCAACTTTCCATTAATTCAACAGATAATCAAGAACGTGATATTATGTTCTCAAATAGTAGTTTAACTATTGAAGAAATTTCAAAAATAGGAATGAATTTAGATTTCCCTAAAGGACGTAAAATTACATTAAATTTTGCAGTAGCTAATTATCAAGTTGATCCCGAAATTCTATTAGAGTATTTTGATCCAGATGACTATATAATTAAGCTCACTCCTATGCATAAGACTAAAACTGCTATTGAACACGATATAAAAACATCTGGTAATTATATAACTATGGCACCATATAAAGAATTAGAGGAGAAATTACTTGAAGCTGGGTACGATGTATTAGTATTCATTGCTTCCGAGTATGAAGACTTGGGAAGGATTACATGCGGAAATGCTATACTTTCTGGAACATTACCAGAATGTCCATATACTGAAGGATCGTAAACCAAAACGTATAAATACAATAAACATAAAGAGTAGTTTGGAGGAATAAAATGCATAAGATTTACATAATTGGAATAGTGTTAGTAATAAGTTTAATTAATACAACAATAGCTATGCCAACTGATCAAGGTCCACTAACCATAACCATCAAGGAAAAGTGGACTAAAGTCATAAATGAAAGAGGACTGTATTTATTCAGTGATACAAACGATAACGTATATTCCATTCAAGATACTTTTTGGCATTTGGATTATTCTTCTGCCAACCGATATGCTATGATTGAATGTGGTTCTACATATAGGATATGGTTGTTCGGGGTACGGATGCCATTCTTTAGTCTCTACGAAAATGCTTATAGAATAGAAAAAATTTAATATTTTTAATTTTTATAATAGAATCGTAAGGAGGTATTATCATAATAACAAAAAGTCAAATAACAAAACTATGTGGACGTAAAGGCGTCAATCCAACTCAATTGGATAGATTTATAGCCGGATTATCGGGCAATAAAGATCAAGACATTAATAGGATTGATTCTCTTATTAAGCATACGCCAGCGACAATCCGGGCAATCAAAGATAGTATCACAATTTATTACGGAGGTAAATCCATATGAATGAAATGAAAAAGTTTCGAGTTCAAGTTGTGGCAACTACAATTTCCGTAGCTGACGTTCACGTCGAAGCTATCAGCAGCGAAGACGCTCATGCCATTGCAATAACTTCTTGTAAGCCAGAAGATTTTGAAGTCCGGGAAGTTGTCACAGTGAATGCCACGGAATCCATAATGATGGATGAATAAATAATAACCATAGTAACCAAAACGTATAAATAGCAAGCAGGTTATTAACTTTTTAGGAGGTAAGAAAGTATGGTATTGTCTAGCGAGGAATTGAGTCTGTTACACGGACTTATAAACGGTATCCAGAACACAACCACGTATGGATACGAAGTAGCGGTAAAAGGTACGATTGTGGATGGTATAGCAACTTTTGTAACTGGATTAATTACTATCATTGCAACCATATACGTTGCAAAAAAGATGTATACTTGGGCTGAAATAGCGGATAAAGAGCGACCTACGTATGATAAAGGATTTCCATATGCATTGGCGGTAGTTGGAGTTATAGCCGCATTATTAGTATTTGCAATAGCATCAGGATCCGTTATTTATGACCCATTCATGAAGATATTTGCACCTGAATATATTGTAATTAAGCAAGTATTAGCTGCGGCTGCAAGTGCTGCAACTTGAAGTTAATCATTTTTATTTTTCTTATCTATAGTAGTTAAGGAGCTAATTTTATGGGCCGTATTAATCAAGAAAAATTTGATTTACTTATAATAGAACTGCTACATGATTGCGTTAATCTAGCCGAATGCGATTGTGATTGTTGTAACCAATTATGGATTCTCTATCAAAAACTTAAGGAACAAAATACAGAAAATACTCCCGGTATCATGAATACCTTGCGAGAAATGGTACTAGATGAATTTATTGCTAGAGACAATGCAGTTAGGAATGGTCCAAGATATAATGAGTTGTCGCCACAAGATTATTATAATATACTGTCAAATAAGCATTACTTCCGGCTAGATATCGATAATGAATTGTATGCAATATATTAAGAGTTATTTATGAAATTTCAATTAATTTCGACAAAATATCGGAATAGTTATAATGGTCCAGTAGTTACAGTTTATGGTCGAGATGAGCAAGGTAAATCAGTTCAGCATGATATTTCCGGATTTAGACCATATTTTTATATATTACCAAATAATACGAAAAATGCTAGGCAACTTTTACGCGAAAGACCTGAAGTAACGGACGTATTTGAAGAATATAAATACTTGCCAAACGGATATCAACAAGAACGCACGGAAGTTCTACAAGTATATGTTAATAAGCCAAGTGATGTTCCAGTATTGCGAGATGCATTAAAAGGTCATAAGGATATTAAAGAAATTTATGAAGCCGATATTTTGTATGCAACTGCTAGATTTCTAACAGATAACGACCTATATGGTATGAAATGGGTCGAAGTATCTGGAAATAATATACAGCCATTACACGATATCATTGAAAATGCTCCATTACGTTTTCTTGGCGTGGATATTGAAGTACTTCCTCCTGAAGTAGGAGTTCCGTTATCAGAACGAGATCCAATAACGATTATTTCGATTAGCTTCAATGATCAGAAAACGTTAGTGCTCGTAGCAAAACCGGGGCAAGACGCCGAAACCATTAAGTATTTTCCAGACGAGTTCTGGATGCTATCAACCTTCATGGATATATTTAAAGAGTATGATCCAGATGTTGTGATGGCATTTAACGGTGATAATTTTGACTTTCCGTATATTGAGAAGCGACTAGAAGTACTAGGTATTGCGAATGATCTGGGCCGAGATGGAACTCCATTTCAGATAAGAGCTTTCGGTGCAAGCAAAGAAGTTAATATGACTGGACGAGCTTATATAGATTTACTTAATGCGATTAAATTAAATTACTCGTTGGCTTCTTACAGTCTAGACAATGTTTCTAAAACGTTGCTTAATCGACCAAAGTTAGATATTAAAGCAAGTGAAATGAGAGAAATTTGGCTCAGTGGTTCCGAAAGCCGTTTGCAAAGATTTCTAGAGTATGCAGGAAGAGATGCCGACCTTCTTCAAGATATTATAAACGAATTGAAATTAATAGACCGATATATTAACATTAGTAAAGATTGCGGTCTTTTACTTCATGAAACTATTAATGGTGGACAATCCCGTCGTATAGAATCGATGCTATTGCGAGAATTCTATAAAGAGGGACGACTCTGGCCGCTTAACGATAAAGACAAGAAAGTTGAGAAAGTAACTGGCGGTAAAGTACTTGATTCAGAACGGGGACTACACGAAAACCTAATCATTATGGACTATAAGAGTCTTTATCCGTCTGCTATCAGAGCCTACAACATATGTTGGTCATCAATTATAAATGAAAAGGAAACTTCCGTTAAAACGATACTAGCTCCCAATGGAGTTCGATATACAGATCATACTGTATACGAAGGTATAATGCCTAGGATCCTAACTAAATTGTATAACAAAAGAGTAGAATTGAAAAAGCTAATGAAGTCATGTAGTGACAAAAACGAAAGAGAATTCTACGATAATCAACAATACAGCGTGAAAATATTGTTAAATAGTTTTTATGGATACACCGGGGCTCTGCGTGGTCGTCTTTACGATCCAAGACTAGCAAATTCTGTTACATCCGTTGGCCGTATGGCAATTCAGTTGACTAAAAAAACTGCTGAAGAACTTGTGGATTGTCACGTGGTTGGTGGAGATACAGATTCGGTATTCATTAGGTTAAATAAAGTAACGGATCCAGATGAGAGTAAGAAATGCGCTAAAATAATTCACGATAGTATGCTTACTAAGTTACCACCTCCAATGGAAATTGATTTCGAATGTTTTGCTAAGCGTGCTATTATTTTTGAGAAAAAACGTTACGCGATGTGGATATTTGAACAAGGAAAAGATGGCTGGAAAGACAAGATCAAGTACCGGGGAATTGAAACACGCCGGAGAGATTGGGTTTCGCTAGTTGGCGAAAGCATGGATAAAGTACTACATCTGATCTTATGCGAAGGTAAGGTAGAAGAAGCATGGAAATATACTAATGAAGTTATTCTGTCCGTGAAGGGCCTTATGGACATTAGAACCAACTTAGATTTAGCAGAGAAATTAGTGCTTAGTCGCAAAATTGGTAACATCGAAGGTTATACTAATATTCAACCGCATGTAACTTGCTACAAGAAAATGAAGGCTCGTAATGAAACACTACCAGGCCTAGGAGACCGTATTCGTTATATGGCTTTGCCTGGAGCTT